CTGGAGCATCGCCTCGATCGAGTTGTTGTATTGCCGGTCCACGTTATACCCAGACTGCTCCGTCCGGTTGGCATCAATCGCGTAGTCCTGCAGCCGGTCGTTATGGCGCTGAATACCTTCCATTGCCTGGAGCCGCTTCGATGCCGCCTGATTGGCGAGCGATACATTACGATCTTTGTCTTGCCGCCACCCCTGCAGCGCGCCGACGCCACCTTCGCCTAAAGCACCAAGAAAGTCGGGGCGGCGAGACGCGGCCATAGAAAGACCCAGATTCATCAGGATCTCGCCAAGGCCCATCTTTTTGTTTCGATACTTCTCCTCATCCGCACTATACTTGTCCGCGACTGCCTTGAGTGGAGACTCGCCGGTCAAGCCCTGCAGCTCCTTGAGATTCGCCGCTACGCCACGAGCCTTGTTTAATGGCACTTTCATCTGCTGCCTAAATGCGTTATGAGAGGCGTCCGTGAGGCTGGAGTAAGAAGGAAGGTCGTTCGCGCCGATCAGATTGCTATCGACCGATGGCATCTCCTGCGGGCCGCTCATCTGGTCGAAGTACGGGGACATGTCCTCGACGCCGAGGCCGCTACCACCGTCCTGTTGACCACCCTGCATCTGGGAGAAGTATCCGGCGAGGTTAGCCAGACCTCCACCCGCCATCGCCATCGGCGGGGCCTGCCCTTGCGGTTGAGGCCCCTGCTGCTGCATAGGCTGCGCCAACTGCTGCGCCACGGGCGGCTGCTGCGGCTGCTGCATAGCCTGCGCACCCTGATACGCCTTGCGCATTGACGCACGCCGCTGCATCTCGGCCACCACCAAGTACGGCGGTACCTCGGTCGGGCGCTGTTGCATTTGCGCGAGCGCTTGGTCGGGCAGAGACTTCAGTTGTTCGGCTTGCTGGACTAGGTTCATATAATTACACCGACTCCTTTAAAACTACCGTCCTTGTTGAATACAAATAGTGGCGTGTAGGTCATGCAATTGCCAGCATCCATATTCAGAACCTCAATGCCGATATCGTCTCCTTTCAGGTAGAACGGGTTAGCGGCAGTCGCGGTGGCTCCAATGCTGTCCATGAGTGTAGTGAATCTATCCAAGTCGTTCATCGCTTATCCTTGACTCGCCTTGTAAGCCCCGAGCGCCGCCGTACCCAGACCGGCGATCTGCGACAGCGGGTTCGTCTTCTGGAACTGCACGCCCTCTTGGTTATAGCCCATCGGAGTACCGGACAACATCGACTGCAACCAGTTCATCTGCTGGTATGGGTAGTTCTGCTGGTTCGTCCAGTCCTGATAGCCCAAGTCCAGAGCACCCTGCGTCCGCGTATCGATACCAGCACCAGCTTGACCCATCGTCTGCAACCGCAGTAGTTCCTGCGCCTGAGCCAGCCTACCGAGATCAGCACGGCTTTGCCCAATGGTGTTCGCCGCGAGCGCCGAGTTCGTCTGCTGGCCCATGGCGTTCAACTGGTTCGTGAAGTTGCCCTGTCCGGCCTGCTGCTGCAACTGGTCGGCCTTGGCAAGCGCGTCGAGCAGAGTCGTGTTCTGCGACAGCCGTGTCTGCTGATTCGCCTGCGCTGCCGTGAGCCCGCTGTTGCGGGCGAGAGCTTGCGTCTGGAGGGCGGCGTTCTGGTTAGCTTGCCCAGCCGTGAGGCCCGCCTGCTGATTGGCAAGCTGCGACTGCATGTACTGTCCAGCGCCCAACTCCTGCACGCCCAGCGCTGCCCCGAGGTTCGCTTGGTTCGCCGCCTGGATAGCACCTTGGTTTGCCAACTGCGCTTGCAGGTTCGTCCCTTGATTCTTCGTCGCCGCATCCATGTACGCGCCCTGATTAGCCAGATTGGCTTGCTGCCCGAGAGTCGCACCCAGTTGCTGCGTGCCGAGCAAAGCCTGCAAGTTGGCCAGCGACATGGCCTGCCCAGCGCCTTGATTCGCGAGATCAGCTTGCAACCGGGAGTTGACGTTGAACTGCTGGCCATTTATCGACGCCCCACGGTCACGCTCATACTGCTGCTGCGCGTTCTCAAACGCAGCCTGCGACCCAGTGGCTTGAATCTGGTTCAGTAGATTTGCCCGGTCGCGTTCAGCCAGCGAGTCAGCAACCGCCTGCCGATTGCCACCGAAGGCACCAGCCTTGATGGCAGCAGCGGATCGGTTAGCCGCAGACTCACGGAAATCGCGGTTGGCCTGATCGCGCTGCACGTCGACGACAGACTGCATGTACGGGGACATGTAGGCATCCCGCACGCCAGTGTCGATGAACTTGCCGACGCCGATCTGTCCAGCCTGAACGGGACCGCTACCTTGCGCTTGATACTGATTGAGCGACTGCCCGCCAATATAAGTAGGGTTAATATTGGACGTGGAAGTATCGATCAGGCGGGGGCCTTGCATCTGGTAGGAGGTAAGCTGCGAGGTGCCCACGCCTAGCGGAGATTGCAGTTGCGGCGCTTCGAGTTGCCCGAGCGAGATGTCGCCCGCTTGGAACATCGAGGGGTTGTCGGCAATCTTACTGAGCGCGGTGCCGAAAGTGGACTGTAACGGAGACTCGTAGCTGGCGTTGCCTGCGCGGGTACTGGCGTCTAGCGCCAACTTCCCAGCCGCGTTAAACGTATCGCCCGCTATGCCGAGCGGGGTGGTCGACTCGCCCTGCGCGTTGCGGTTCTCCGCGATCGTGCCGTTCTGGTTGAAGTAGGACGGCAGGTTGCCGTAGCCGGATAGCGCGTTGCGCGTGAGGTCGCTCGCTTGGAGAAAGCCGTTATTATCGACTTGGCCTTGGTTGCCCATGCCTAGGATGCGCTGCGAGCCTACGAACTTGCCGGTAGCGGGGTCGGTCTTCCCATACGCCTGATACGGATTAAACGCGCCAGCCTGCATCCCTGGAGGCGTAGGCCCCGTGCCACTGATATTGCTCGCTCCTAGCGGGTTGACGGGGGTGGAGTTAAAGCTGCTCTGCGTTTGAAACTCCGTAGCTCCAGGACCGTCATCAACCCACTGGCTCTTATTCCCGTCGTAGTAAGCATACTGGCTCATGCCAGCAGGTTTATTCCCCATGGCAGACAGGAAATCCTGGCTGAGTTCTCCTGAACGCTGTTGCGATGCCTGCATCGGTGTCGGAGTTTTGTTCGACATCGCGGCGAAGTTAAATGTGCCGTCTGGGTTGGTGTTGGTCTGGTTGAATTGAGGCCGTCCTCCCATGCCTACGGCATCCCTTGTGCCTACGGCATCCATTGCCTGCGGTGTCCCACCAGTAGTGTTAGCAGGTTGGAGCGATACCTGCCCAGACTGAGTAGTACCTACGCCAGTCATCGACTGCCCGCCTGAACTGTCCTGTGAGAGCATCTGCGAGAATGGGCTTGCGTTTTGCTGCGGTTGGGCTCCAGTGAACCCGGCGGTCGGAGCAAACGGATTCACCGCCCCACCTTCCGCATACTTCACAATCCCGCCCTGCGCAAACCCGCCCGTGTCGCCGCCGTAGGAGCGAATCTCCTGCCGAAGATTATCGAGCGCGAACTTCCGCATCCCTTCATCGTCGGCGAATCGCTTGTTGATGTCAGCGATCAAACCGGCGTTGTGCATGTTTGACCCACCGGCATCGATCATCGCCTGCGAAGGTGGAGCACCGGGACCTACCGTGTTCGTGTAGACAACCTGTCCACCCATCTGCCGCGCCAAGTCCTGCGCCACCGAGTCATCGGCGTACTGCGCCGGATTGTAGCCGCCACGCGCTGCCTGATCGGCACCAGCAAAGTTGTTCGGCTTGCTGGCTGAGAACATAGCCGGAGCCTGCGAAGGGGTAGGACGACCGGGAATCAACTGTGAAGGAATACCGCCAGGGGTAGGATTCAGACCACCGCCAACCGCAGGAGGCGGGGTAATACCTGTTCCTACCGGAGGAGGAGTTACCATCGGGTTCGGGTTCCCGACCGGGAGAGTGCCCGTTGTGGGGGTGGTGATGACGCCATTCGGCCCAGCGGTGGCAGGGGGAGTGACAGACGGAGGAGTTGGGGCTGGAGGCTTTCTCGTCCCGGTCGAGATATTGATCGGCAGGTTCACGCCTGGGTCAACGGTCATGGGGGCAGTGTACGCGCCAAGTGGCGTGCCGCTCGCGCCCAGATTCACGCCGCCGCTGAGGTATTTCTCAATCTCTTCCGCCGCCTTGGCTAATCCGCCGCTCGAGTACTGAACCCGGTTCGACAGCATCTCCTCGAAGGATCCAGCCGAGTCACCAATATTCCCCATACCGGCAATCTGGCTTAGGTAGGAGTTGTGGTTGTTTTGCTGGACGCCGGGGGACAACGGTTGCTCTGGAACGACTTGCGTACCAACAGCAGTCTGGTTAGGATTCGTGGCCCACGGGAACTCAGCGGTAGGGATCTGCATTTTCAGATACTCAGGGCGGAACACCTGCCCGAACGCCGCGTTCAGAAGCGCCTTCCGGTAGCCTTTTAATTCCTCTGGGATGTCGTTGATATTTACGGACGATGCTACTTCAGCCATTACTGCCTCCCCATAACGCGACCCATCGGCAGTGCCGGGGCTTGCTTCTTCGTGCCTGTCTTGTGCATCCGAACCTTCGCCAATAGCTCGTCCAGCCGCTTACCGCCCGCCTCAGTCGACCCATCGCCCATCATGCTTACTACGTCGGCGGGAATAACATACTCTCCGACAGAGAGGCGAGCCGGGATGGAGTCATCGAGTCCAGTACCGGGGCCTTGTACTCGGCGACCTTGCGACATGGGTTGACCCTGCTGTTGCATCTTCGCCAGCATGGCCAGTACCGTTTCTTTGGCCTTAGCTTCGGTCATTTGACCGCCTTCAGCGAAGCCTGGGTCGCTCATACCGTACCCCATCTTCGGCACTTTGGGTGGCTGATACCAGTTGTGCTGCCTGCCGAGCGGGTCGATACGCGGGTTAGTGTCATCATTCACTTGGTCGGAGATGGACGAGAGGGTCGTCGTGGTCGGCGGTGCGAACTTATACTGGTCTTTTACGCGCTGTTCGTTGCGCTTATCAAGGTATTCGCCAGCCTCAGAAGCCGTGCTTTTCTTCTTCGATCCAGGTACAAACGCAGAGCCAAACATCGTCGCACCAGCGATAGGCATAAGGATCGGCAGCGCCGCGCCACCAGTGATGATACCAGCCGCTCCGATACCAAGCCCAGTCAGCAGCGTCTTCCACGAAAACGCTTCAGGCAACCCAGTCTTCGGATTGCGCGTGGTCTTCCCGAGCATCGACTCTAATACCTGAAGCTCAGTAGGGTTGACGTGCATGAGCATCGTGTCCCCTTTGCGGCCTTGCTTCTCAAGGACTTTAGCGACGTGTTGTAGCGACAAAGCGAACCCCTATGCAACGGTTACGTTATTCAGTTTGACTCGCGCTCTAAACGACGGAGCGAATACATCTTCTAATCGAGCCACTTTCAAGAATCCGTTTGCATCGACGTACACGCCGTCAACAGGTAACCCGTAACCAGTCTCCGCTACGTCGATGAATTGGAGCGAAGAGGCGACCAAATCGCCAGGGTTAAATACATTATCTATCAGTTGGTTCAGTTTGCGAATGATCTGATTGAAATCTTCGCGCTTATAGTCGCCGGGAGGAATCGGGAGGGCGGCGATTTTGACTTTGAGGTTCACGACTTCCCTCCATCCGCCCTGATCTCCAGCCGCTGCGTGCCGAGTCGCCACCCCATGTTCGCCGAGTTAGACGACACCCGTAAGGCGAACTGCCTGCCGCGAACACGGACGAACTTCTCCGTCGTATCAGCCTGTACCTCGGACGTGTACCCGACTGATAAGTCCTGCCCAGGGAAATTGCGGCGCATGATCTCAAACGTCGCCACCGCAGTGTCATTCGTGCCCGTGAACCGGACATCCGGGATCAGCCGCTTGATAAACACGTACTGCTCACCATCGGCGATCGTTAAGTCGGAACCTTCGATGTACGGCTCCATCGCCGCGCCATCAGCGTTCGTCCCGTAGTCGTGGATATAGATATACCCGCCCGCTGTCGCGATGGGGTAGCCGCCTGAAAACGATGTGTCCAGCCAGAACGTGCGCTCGATGGTACCAATTGACCACACCGCGTCGATGTAGTTGAACGTCACGTATCGATCGTTCTCGTTGGAACTTGCGCTGGGGTAGAACCACCAAATCTCGTTGTACCGAACATTCGTCCCGCAAACGATTTTGTAACGCTGTTGCAGGTTGATGTCACCGAACACGTAGTTCTGGACGGTGCATGGCATCGAAGACACGCTGCCGGTGTACACCTTGAACTCATTAATGTCCATCCAGAACAGCGTGTTCCGCGCCTCATTACCAGCGTTAGGGCCTACGATCGACACGTTCTCACCCATCAGAGTGAAGCCAAACGTGTACGGAGGCCCAACGAACTGCATAGTGAACAAACTCTTGTCAGTCCAGATTGCAGTCTCTTCGCGAGCCCGAATGCCGGTGATGATCTGCGACCCAGACGATAGCCGGTAGCTACCAGCAGTAGTCTCGCGTGTCGGCTCCCACTCCAGCGCGTCCTCAGATGAACACCACCGGATGAGCATTAAGTCTTGCGTGGTCGAACCATTCTCGTTGCACGCGAGCGCGATGATCGATCGATTCAGGTCGGATACGAAAATCTCCGCCGCAATAGTAGGCGCTTGATTGGCACCAGCAATATCCGATAGCGCTACAGCCCTGACTCCAGTGCCGGTGCTGGCGGTCCAGTAGTAGATCCCGCCACCACGAACGCACGCAACCAGATCCTCTCCGAAATTGTCCATCGACCAGATACGAAGCTGCCCCGTGCTGACTCCCGATGTCGACGCAGAGCCCCACGTTCCGCGTCCCCAGGTGCCAGTTCCCCAGCCGGTGCCGAATACCTGCGTGTCGGGGCCGATGTTGATCTGATACGCAGCGGAGATGGCAGCGCCACCGCCGCTCACGCCGCCTGAAGCGGAAACCACGCCAGTAATCTCGATAATATAGGTGTCGTCATTGACCACCTCGGCGACGATATGCTCAGCGTTCAGCATCCCGGTCGTGTAGTTGTCGAACGCGGTCGCGCCGGAGAAAGTGACGTAATCCCCCAGGACAACGCCATTAGATATGTCGGTAACAATAAGCCGATTCGTCCCGGCAGTCTCAGTCTCAAGCGGGTTAGTCCCCAGCGTGACCGTGCGCCGAATAGGAGTGATGTCGAAGTACGACCCACCCGTCTCGACGTACAGCTTCTTGTCCGTCCCTACGCCCGTGTAGTTGATACCGTCTAGCGTGGTCCACTGGTGCAGGCAACGGCATGATCCGGCAAACTGGTTCCGGCTGTAGGTTTCCCATCCACCTATTGTCTCCGGATACCCGAGCCTAAACCGAACCTTATCGCAAGAGTACCACCCACCCGAGTTAGAGTAATCCGTGATGTCGGCGACTATACCAGCGCGGAACTGTAGATTACTCAGTGGCATTAGGTTCTGTGTGCTGTACCGATCCAGCCAACTACCTTATCATGGCAAACAATCGGGTTCGCCTTCAAACGCACCGGGATCACATCTTCATTCATCGACAGATATTTCGTCTGGATATTGAACTGTGCTCCCTCTGAAACGACTCGCCCCCACTCAGAGAATACTCGATGCTGCTCGTCTGGATGGATGACATTCTTCCAGTTGTTGCCAATCAGATCCGTCTCATTAGCGTCCACCATGTCACAGAGAAGATGGTTCGCGGCGGTGCATTTACCGGCTGCGTCTGAGTGCCAACTGGCCTCACCATACGCCATCTTCCATCTAACGTAATGCGTGGCGGATAGCTCATCCACAGCCCAACTGAGCCTATCGACCTTTGAAGAAGCGCGATCAATCGCATCGCGTAAAGAAGAGCCACCGTTCGGGCGTACCTCCTTCATGAGCGCGTTAACCTGCTCCGGAATGGCCGAAACAGCTTCAAGCCCCTTGAGTAAAGCGTACATTTGCTTAGCCACTTTCCATGCCACCGGCATGTATTTGATTGCCAGTATCACGGCGGAACCAGCGATGAAAATGGATGGGAACTTCTCTTTGACTAGTGATTCCAAACCTCAACCCGATTCTTCTTGCGTGAGAATTTCTACCTTCTTCGCTAACTCCTTCACTGCCGATAGAAGCACACCGATCGCATCTACTGTGGATATCGACGTATCGTTTGCGCCGACTCCGAATAAAGCCTTGAAATCCTGCGCCGTTGGTCCAATGTGGACAACACCGGGCTCAGCCTTGTATTCCCATTTATCGACGTTCAGCGCAGTGACGGCATCCAGAATAGACGCGCTGTCAACCGGCGCAAAAGACTGCTTTAACGCCACATCTGAAGCGTTAGTCCAGGTACCACCAGCAGTGACGTAAGCGCCTGACGCCATTTGCAGAGCACCAAGAGTCGGCACGACGCCAAACCCTACGTCGCCAGCGGAGGTGACTCGCATCCGGACATTTCCAGACCCATCGGCAAGGATGATATTGTTAGTCGCCGTAGCGATCGTGGTTCCGTCGTTGCATCCGATAACGACATTGCCAGTGCCGGTGGTGATAGCCGCGCCAGCCGTGTTACCGATCCCGGTGTTATTGCTTCCGGTAGTCAGGTTGAGTGCCGTGTAGCCTACAGCCGTATTGCCACTCGACGCAGCGGAGGCGTACAGCGCGGTATAGCCAACGGTCGTGTTGTAGCTGCCTGTCGTCTGGAACGCGGAGGCGTACCCAATCGCGGTATTGTACGACCCGGTGGTAAGCTGCCATCCAGCATAACTGCCAGTCGCGGTGTTACCAATCCCTGTCGTATTGAAGATGAGAGCGTTTGAACCGACCGTGGTGTTAGAGGCAATTGAACCAGACCCGTGCCCAACCGTCACGCCATTAAAACTGGAGTCCACTGACCCAGTGATCGCGCCAGCTACGCCAAGCGTGCCAGCGACGACCACCGTGCCTCCAAAGTACGGGTTCGGCATCACCTCGCTCACGTTGGCATTCGTGCCGGTACCGTCGACGCGCACCATCTTCGAGTAGCCGTTAAGGATCGTTACCGTGGTGCCGGATCCAGAACCCTGCTTGATGATGACGCTGTAGCCACCCGTCGTTGAGTTCGTGATGAAGTACCACTTCTCCGCGTCGTTAGGCGTGATAGTGACAGTGTGGTTCGCGGACAACGTACCATTGAAGATTATGACGCGGTTGCGCCCATCGGACACCGCGCCACTGGTTATCGCCAAGTTCGACGTCGTGCCGGATATGGATACGGTGACAGCGCCGTCTAGGGACTGGTCGATGAGGTCGAAGTCAGAGTTGGCAGTGTCGCCCCAGGAGTTGTTTTGCTCGCCAGTGGCTGGCTTCTCGATCCCGTTGTTTGTCGTAAAAGTAGACGGCATGTCTTATCCTCCCAGTACCGTAGCGAACACCAGGAACCCGGCATTCGCTGTCGCGGCAGGGAACTGCACCGTACAGGTAGCAGCGGTGAACGTCTTGTTTGATCCGAAGTCCATAATGGCGATCGCCGCGTTGGCGTTCGTCACATCGTAAAGCATCGCGCCGCGCGTGGTGAACGTAGCCGCTGCCCACACGGCATCGGAGAAGTCGACAATCACGACCGTTCCGTTCTGCGTTGAAGACGTGGTGATCGTAGCCGTGACAGCCGTGCCTCCAGCGGTGTAATTCCCAGCCGTGGGAAGTTCGCCCGTAGTGGTGTACACCGTCGTAGCGGCTGTCAGCGTGGCCGTGTCGTCGTAGAGCGCGACCTTTAGCGTGTCAGCCGTGAGGTCGAAGTCTTTAGCGAGTAGCCCGGTGTAGAACGAGGTGCAGATATACGCGCCTGTGAAGCTCATGGTTATTGAATCCTCTCAGGCGGGTTGCGGTACTCATCCGTCAGTTGCAACTTCTCAGCAGACTTGATGAGCATCGCAAGCGCGGTGTCGAATCGCGTCTGATACACAGCCATCATGTCCTGCTCGCCCTTGTTGTACGCATATCCTTCGATCAGGCACCCGTACAGCAGCGCTTCTGGGAAGTTCTGCGAGACGTAGGTGACTTCCTGATCCACAATCGAGTACGGCGCTCCCACATAGCTGAGTTCATACGAAACCTCAGCCGTTGGCACTGGGGCAATGTAGATCGTCGATGCTCCGCTGTAGAGCGTTGTGTAGTCCAGGCAGTAGTCGGACGGCGTGCCGGTCGTATCGCCCCACACCGTCCGCAAGTAGGACTTCTGCCGCTGCATCATCATCGTTCCGTTAACCATGAGGTACAGCGGTTCGATGAAGTCTTCAGGCGGTATGATCGTGTTCGTGGAAACCACATCGGTGACAGTTTTGCGGCTGTCAATCGTGCGGCAGGCGTTGTAGATACGCGCCTCAGCTTGCTGAACTATCTGGGGGATATTAGCGACGAAACCGTCTTCACTATTCTCAAGATAGGACTGAACCAGCGAAACTAAGGTCGTGTAGTTCACCTACGTTAGCAGCCCTTACCCTTTTTCACCATACCGCCAGACTTCATCGGCGGCACCTTGGTGGTCGGCTTGTTCGTTCTCGGTTCATTCTTGGTTCTTCCGCGCATATCATGCTCCTTTTATGTAACGGTTACTTGTCCCAGTGTAACCTGAGCCTGAAGCCCGATCACAGGGGACCATCCAAAAAAACCACGGCAAAATGGAATGCCGCTGTCCGGTCGCGGCTTCCATAGGGCAATCGCTTCAATCTTGGCCGTTTTACCGACCTGAAGCTGCATGTTGTCGGCATCAAAGCAAGTCGGACACACCTTCAACCCGTTGGGAACTTGGTTGAAGATATACTCCCGCATCTCGACGTACTTGCAGGTGAACCCGCAAATATCGCAGATGCCAAGAGCTTCGTATCCGCTTGCGTATGCCATTTACTTCTTGCCTGCTCCGGACTGCTCGTCGGTCTTATTGTTGTCGCGGCTGACGATGCCCATGGTAGCGAGTCCACCAGCGAGGATAAACGCCGCCGCCTTCATCGCCGCAGGGTTGTAGTTAACAACCTCCGGCACAGACACGACCAGCACCGCCACAGCCGAGATCAAACCGGATAGCGTCGTGCGCCAACTCTTTCTCACTTGAACGCCTCGATCAGCACGGCTTCGGTAGCCGACGCGACGGCGGGGATAGAGTTGATCATGCCGATCGCATCAGCGCGGCTCAGACCGGGCTTACCCATCGACACCAGCCGGATGGCAGCTTCGGTCGCAGTCGGCGCGTTCTCGAACGTCTGCTTGACCAGACCGGCGTTCATGTACTCGCCAGCGTGCTTCACTTCGCCATCGACGACCAAGCGCGGATCAGTGACGATACCGTACTCGTGCGTCTCGCCGTCGTCCTTCGATGGGACTTGAAGACCGGGGAACTCGACGAGTCCGTAGGTCGGCATCAGCACCTTCAGTCTTGCTTCCTGTTTCTTCGCTTCTTGCAACGTGGTGTATTGAGACATGTGTTCCTTTAGTATCGTTGGTTTGCGTAGGGCACGAGCATGATAGAGGAGCGGTCGCGATCTTCTTCCTCTGCTAATAACAGAGCCTCTTCATACTGTGCTTTCAGTTGAGGAATCAGCGCAAAGGCTTCTTTGCGCTTGCAGGCGATACGATAAGCCAAGCCTGCGATAAAGGCGTCATAAAAACGAAAATTTGTGTCAGCGGTGGTTGTCCCGCTAGTCCCAGCGTTCTGCATTCGCCGCAATCGACGGTAGAAGAACGTGTACGTTTGAGCGCCATCCGGGGTCGGGTAGAAGTAGATAGTGGGGGTGGACACGCCACGCTCAATCGCGTACTGGTTTGGCTGCCCAGGCACCAGCTTATTCGGGATGGCGATGTAGTCGTACATGCTGGTGCGGCTGATAACCAGATCATTCTGAGTTGCCGTGTTGCCAGCGTTCAGGCGGATAGTCCCTTCAATCACGTCGATCGTGTCAGCGGCAAGTGAATATGAGGTAGTACTGGGAGTGAGTGTCAGTGACACAGACTCCTCCGTCCACATATTTATTTGCCGGTTTGCCGCCTCGATCATCATGAGGTTGAAAGAGCGTCGTCCAGTGGTCACGTCATAGCCGGTGCGCATCTCCAGCCCTGTTCGCTCGTATGCCTCCTGTAGCATCTCGACTACAGTTGGCTCGAAAACTGTACTTCCGCTCGTCGGCATCTACCCCACCACCCCATCCACCGCAGCCTGAAACACAGCCACAGCTTGCGCTTCAACAGCCTTGATCTTCTCCGCCACTTTCTTCGGGCGAACAGCCGCGTGCTGCTGGATGTTGAGCGAGTAGTTGTCGAGCAGAATCTTCTTCACCATCTCCGCACTCGACGCGATAGGCGGATCTCCCGGCTTAACCACAGCCGCGCACATCAGCGCCACGTACTCGTCGTACTCTGGTGCAAGGTTGATCTCAACGCCATCGACCATGATGAGCATTTACTTCTCCGCCAGTGCCGCAGCGAATAGAGCGTCGCGCTTGGCTTCGAGAGCAGCAATCTTCGCGGCGATCTCTTCGGTGTCGGCCTTCGTCTGAGCCGATGGGAACTTCGGGGCGATCTCGCGGAGCAGTTTGATAACGTGCTTCTTCACGAGGTCGGCGACATCAGTGTAGCGTGGGACGGAGATTTCGCCCACCGTGTCCACTTGAGTCGCGAGGAACTGAGTCAGGGAGTCGAGCCCTGCGCTGGCCGGGGTGCCGGATATTTTGGAGGTGACTTTCACTCCGGCGTCGTCGGTGATTTCGATTTGAATTTTTGCCATGTTGTTCCTTTATTTCCAGCAAGGGATATAGACGGTCGAACCATCTGAGGAGACAGCGCGAATCCATGTGTACGGGGCAGTGAGAGTTGAAGCGGGGGAGTTTGAGCCAAGCAGAGCGGCTCCAGCTCCGGTAGAGTTTGCCCCGCCGAACTTTAATGTGCCGTCGATAGCAAGCACGTTAGACGTATTCGTCTGCCCGGCACCACGAGAAATCGTGACGAGGGTAGCCCCAGTCGTCGCCGTCTGGTCGAATACTCGGAGTGTTCCAGCGGAGCCAGA